GTGATAGCAGCGTCTGCCGTTCTGGACTACCTCGCAGAGAAGATGGTATAGAAATAGATGGCCGTCAATAACCCCTTTACCACCACCCAACTCGAGGCAGTAAACACCATACTGTCTGGGATTGGGGAGCTCCCCACCACGGCTGCAGTAATCACTGCAGGCTCGTCTGCTGATGTCGTAATGGCTGTTCAGATTCTTGACGAGGTGAACCGAGAAGTTCAGGCAAAGGGGTGGCACTTCAACACAGACTATGATGTGACCTTCACACCGGATGGCTCTGATTGGATTATCATCTCTGAGGATGAGGGTACGGGCTCTGGGCCAACCAACATCCTGAGGGTTACTGTGGAAGGACGGGACCTCACCATCCGTAGAGACCCTGCAGATGACACGAGCAAACTCTATGACAAAGAGGAGAACAGCTACGTGTTCACCGCCCCACTCTCAAAGAGCGCCACGGTCGTCTACGTCTTTGAGTTCTATGGAATCCCAGAGTCTGCCAAGCGGTACATCACCATCCGAGCAACCCGGCTCTTCCAGGACCGGATGGTCGGCTCAGCCGCGCTGAACAGATTCTCAGAGCGGGACGAGTACCAGGCACTCCTGGACCTTCGTGAATACGAGGGCTCTACCTCTACCCCGAACATCTTTGATGACCCCGGAACCTTCAACATTGTCAAACGTGGTGGCATTCTCTAATGGCTCTCATCAACTCCGCAATCTCGAACCTGCTGGGTGGCGTATCCCAGCAGGCTGACGCCTTGAGGGGTGACTCCAACTGCGAGGTGCAAACCAACGCCTACCCCTCACCTGTGATGGGGTTGGTGAAACGTCCTCCTACGCAGTTCATGACGGATGCGTTGGGTGACTTCTACACTGGCGCCAACACCAGTGACCCATACACCCATGTAATCAACAGAGACAGCACTGAGCGGTATCTGGTTACTGTTGCAGATGTGAACGTGTCTGTCGGTGAGGATGTGGCACCTATCTCTGTCTGGGACTTGGAGAACAATGTTGATGTTCCTGTGTTCTTTGACCTGAGTGTTCACACATATCTGAACAACGGGTCAGCCGCGTCTGGGTTCTCTATGTGCACCACTGGTGATGTGACGTTCATTGCGAATAAGAACCGACGCATAATCGATGACGGAGGCCTATCCGGCGCCAACACCGGTATGGGACTTATTCATGTCCGTCAGGGAGCCTACGACACTGAGTATAACCTCAAGATTAACGGCACTGTCGTGTCCCATGAGACCCATAAGTCTAACGAGAATGCGGCCCAGACAACTGACATTGCCGAGAGCCTGCTGGTGGCGCTAAATGGTGGAGCAACAACCACCGCTGTGGACTCTACGATTGAGCTTGGCACAGATGGCGCGTCTGACATATCTGAAGGAACCAGCTATACTCCTTCAACTGGACAGGGGTACGCCATGCGAATCGCAGTAGACTTTGGAATCGCTGGGCCTCCCTTTCCCAGCTTGCTAGGAAAGATTGTAACCTTTGGTTCGGAGCAAGTCACAGACTTTGAATACGAAGTGGTGGAGGCTAGAACGCATGGACTAAGTACTGGAATCATCGTAGCCACATATAGCATCCAGAAAGGCGACCAGTTTAAGATTATTAAACATGACGCTAACCATACCTGGATTGAGCTTGGGCTTATTGGTAACGTCTACAATGAGGTGGTCTTCATTGCCCCTGCGCGTGGTGGTGATGCGGAGAGGCAGGCGCTGACAGTGGACTACACGGTCTCCTCGGTATTCTCAGGCTTCACGTTCTCTAGAAATGACTCAACCATCTCCGTACTAAAGGACGATGGTTCTGACTTCAATCTTGAGGCCACTGATGATGTAGGTGATACCTATATCAAAGCATTCAAGAGCTCTACACAGTATTTCTCCGACCTCCCGGCCTCCTGCTACAATGGGTTCCAGATTAAGATTGGCGGCCATGTGGAGTCAGACATTGATGATTACTATGTTGAGTTCATCACACACTCTGGGGAGACCTATGGGGATGGCTTCTGGTCAGAGACTATTGGACCACTGATATCTGTAGGCCTTCAAGACTGGAGTATGCCCCGCATCCTCATCCGACAGGAGGATGGCACCTTCCTTTACAAGAAGGCGGATGGCACAACCCTGCCAGCCAGCGTGTCTGCGGGCATCCCGTTTATGACGGATGATGACACGGATGATGAGGGGACTATTGGTTCTTCTGGATGGTACGTATATGGTGCCGGAATGTCCAAGATAGCCTGTGAGGGACTCGTTCCAGACAGCGTTGTCCCAGTCGGGACCACCGTGGCCATTACAGATTCAGATGGATATAAGAGAGAGTACACAACCAATGGAGGTCAAACTGTTAGTCCGAGTGGAACGCAGACGCTCATCCTAACCACAGACACCGCAATCACTGTAACCGAGGGAGACCTCGTAGAGCTTTACTACAGCGGAGCCGGGGCTCCCACCAGATACAACAAATATGTATGGCAGGAGAGAGGAGCAGGCGATGAGGTGACAAACCCACTCCCTGGGTTCGTTGACAAGTTCCCATCTGACATCTTTTTCTATGAGAACCGACTTGGCATCCTTGCCGGGGAGACTGTAACTCTGTCGGAGTCCGGGGAGTTCTTCAACTTCTTCCGAACCACGGTCATTGACCTCCTAGACACCGCACCTATTGAGGTGACGGGCTCCTCCAGGTCCGTGAACACGCTCCGCCACGCAGTCCCATTCAATGGGAACCTGCTCCTATGGGGAGACAACACCCAGTTCATGCTGGGCTCAGGCAACACGGGATTATCCCCGAAGACTGTGGCGATGAGCCAGGTCTCCAACTACGAGTGTGACCCAGACTGTGTCCCTCAGGTCAGTGGAAACTCTGTGTTCTTCGCATACAAACGTGGGAACTATGGTGGTGTTCAGGAGATGGTCATACCAGACCCTGAGGCAAAGGTGGTAACGGCCTATGATATCACCGACTCGGCGCCCTCGTACATTGAGAACCCCCTCCGAATGCTGGCATCGATGCCACAGGAGAAGCTCATTATTGGACTGCCCCTGGCAGAGGGCTCAACCATGCAGAGCCTATACCTCTACAAGTATCTGGACAGAGGTGATGAGCGCATCCAGTCGGCGTGGTTCAAGTTTGACCTGACAGACTACGGGGTGGAAACAGGCACCACCCAGATTGTGGGCATCCATGTAATCGAGAATGTCCTGTATGTTGTAACCCGTCTTAGAGACACAGCCATCCAGGCAAACTCACTAACAAGCATCCACAAGATTGAGTTCACTACAGAGGGACTCACAGACCTCTTCAGCCTCCCTCCACTGCTTGATAACTGTGTGTCATATCTAGGCACCAACGAGACCGCCACGGGTCATGATGATGTCACCGCAGTCTATGATGGCAGTACCGAGACCACCTTCACCCTGCCCTTTGGCAGTGAGGGTAAAACCATTGCAGACTTCAAGATTATCTCAAAGTGGCAATCTTCTGACGATGCTGGCGATGAGCTGACCATCACAAGTGGCACCTTCAGTGTGGCTGGTGAAACCAAGCTGGTTGTTGCCGGGGACCACACGGATGACCACCTATGGCTTGGGAACATCTACACGATGACCTACCAGTATGCCTCCCCGCTCTTCAAGAGACCATCCAATGGTGGGGGAATGTCCATTGTCACCTCTGGCAGATACCAGATTCACTCGGCGGACATTGTGTTCCACGAGACCAGCGCATTCTCTGCTGCGGTCGTTGTTGAGGGCCGAGGGAGCTACTCCTACGACTACACCGCCGACCAGGACCAGGTGAACGTGACGATTGAGGGCGGCCAGGGCTTTGGAGAGGGGCACATGCGTGTTCCCATCCATGCCAAGAACGATACTTACTCCCTAACTATCACCTCTGACTCAGCTTACCCCGTTAAGCTACTATCAACTGAGTTTGAAGCTCAGTATAATAACAGGAGCAGGAGAGTGTGATAGTGAAAGACATACAAGTACGAGCAGCAAAGGGTAAAGACGCAGCAGCAATGGCACCTAACCTACGCGCTGCAGACCTTGCAGAGCTCCAGGCATCGCTTGGTGCAGATGCAGACCCAGAGGCCGTGCTCAAGGCGGGCATCAAATACTCTGATGACCC